CCATCAAGAAACTTCTTACCAGACCATTTAGCAAGAACAGTAATGGCACAACACACCCAAGTATATATTGGAGATGTAGATGCTACCGAAATGTGGGACGGTACAGGTTCAAGCGATGGTAAAATGGTACCAATTGACTGTTTCACTGAAGCAAGTTTCAACGTAAACAACAACGCAGAATCACAAGCATGTCATGATGACAAATTTGGTGAAAACACAAAACTCATGGGTGCAAGAGAAGTAACTGGTTCTATTCAAATGCCTTGGCATGACGCAACAAAGTATTTCGAGACCGAATACGAAGCTTACGAGAAATACGGACACATCGTATCTGAACAAATCACCCAAAAGCAAGTATGGTACAGATGTCATGGTGGAAAAATCATTAGAACATCTACATCAGATACCATTGGTACTGGTGAAACAATTATCAAAACTGTTGTTACTGGTGAAGGCACTGAAGAAGAAGTTACAACCTACTATATTGATACAGGCGTAGCATTTGAAGCATTATTCAAATTCCCTGTTGTAGAAGTTACAAACGTTACTTCAACAAAATCAGGAACCGAAGCAAAAGACTTAACCTTTGAATGGAAAGACATCGAACAACCTACACAATCTTACATGACAGCAATAATCACCACAGATTTATCCGCATGTCATATAGATACCACAGGTATTGCAAGAAACAAAGTCTATCCGCCATTAAAAGACGGTAATAACCAAGACATTCCTGAAAATCAGAAATTTGCACCATACGCAGACCAATAGGATTAAATCCTATTGGAATTATTTTTTTTTAAATTTTTTGGGAGCATAGTGTAGTCAGGACAAGCATAATGGATTCCAAACCCATTGACGTAGGTTCAAATCCTGCTGTTCCCACTTTTTGTCTATAAGAAAAAATATGAAGGAGGAAGTAATTATGGCAAAAAAAGAATTTACAGATATTACTATTAAAATGTGCCAAAAAGAATGCCATTTTAAAAGAGTAACAAACCAAACTTTAACTAAATTTAGTGATAAAGCGGAAAAAGAATATGATGAAAGTGTAAAATCATTTGTGGAAGAAGTAGAACTCTATGATGACAAAAGAGAATCATTAGAAAAGAAAATCTCTTTGAAAACAAAACAAGTCGAAATCATTGAAAACAAATCAGACGCAACTGATGATGAATTAGACAAAGTATTTGGCATTCTTGAAGAAATCGAAAAATTAGAAGATGAATTAGAAATAGTCAAAGTTAAATTGATGGAATACAGTAAAGAAAACCCAATCAAAGAATACTCTAAAAAAGCTGATGAATTATTGGCTGAAAAGGTCGAAACATTACTTGATAATATTACTGCTGCCGAATTTCTTAAAAACAGTGATCCGGTAGACACTATCAAAGCAAGGAATCTCGAGAAATATTATCAATTAGCTATTGTTGGTGAAAGAGAGTCCAAAATTCTCAATGAGATGAGAGAAGATGTGGATAACTTTCTCCAATCTCAAAAAGAACTTAGAAGCTAATGACATAACTCCATCACCATACAATACTTCGCCCACTTGGGCGATAGAGTCTTTTTTCCTTGACATTTACTTTTTATTAGCCCATAGGATTAAAGGTTTAGGTTGGACTTTGAAAGATTTCTTTGCATGTGATACATGGACTACTTCTAAATTGTATTGTATGGAATGCAATCTGATTGATGACGAAGAAAAAGAGATGAATAAAGGAAAAGATGAAGAACATGACTCTGATGACATGATAGATTTGTATGAGGAGATGTATGGCGATGAGTCTGAAATGGTTAGTTGAAGAGACAGTAACGCAGGGGTTAAATGATTTACAAGACCGAGTTTCAAGTGATATGGAATATATCTTGAACCAAATGGCTGATGAAGCTACTGGAAAATATGAAGATGAGTCTGCGCCAATTCCATCATTAATGAGTAAAAAATGGAACAAGTATCTATTCACCACTGGGCAAAGGGATATTGCGAGAACAGTAGAGATAAGTGAAGGCAAAGCAGAAATTGCAATCAATTATTCTGGAATGGATATAGAAGAGGAATTGGGGTCTGATGCGAAAATATGGTGGGAATTTGCTAAAGGTCAAGAAACAGACCCATATGAAAGAGAACTCGAAAGAGATTACGCATATTATCAAGAAACAGGTAGAGACCCAATAGCTTCTCCGAAAAATGCAAAACATCAGCATGCAATTGAATGGGGATTGTTATATGCTTCCCCAAAAATCCGCAAAGAAGCAGAAAGACAATGGAAGTTAATGTTAGAGAGAATTTAAGTAGCATAGATGTTTAAAAGTGGTGCAATTCCACTTTCTACTTGTTTAGGTATCTGCCTCCAAAAAATAGGCAACGATACGACTTTTTAAGTGCTTCCTCCAAAAGCTCTTGGAGGCAGTACCTATTATATTAGAGGAGAGAGTTTAACAATGGCAGGTTATGAAGCAGGTTCAGTTACTGCAAAAGTAATATTGAATACAGAAGACTGGGACAGAGCAATTGGTAAATTAAAAGAAGAAATTGGCGAATTGCAAACCTCATTCAACAATATTAAAGGCAGTAGTGGATTAGATAAAGAAATAAAACAGTTAAAACAAGAAGTTGAATCTCTCCAAAAAGAAAACAAAGAATTAAAAGATTCAATTAACCAATTAAAAAAAGAGATGGACGATGTAGGAAAAACGTCCAAAAGTGCTGGAGTAAATATAAACGATTTAGGTAAAATAATTAAGGAATCACTTCATCAATTCAAACAAGAAAGTGAGGAAATAACTAATTTAAAAAAAGCATTAACTGAATTAGGAAACACAAATATTCAACCTAAAGGGCTCCAAAGTTTTTTAAAAGAATTATCTCAAGTTACTATTTCTTTCAAAAGGACTAATGAAGAAATTGATGCCGCTATTCGTAAATTTGCTCAATTTGATTTCACAAAACTTTCTCCAAATAATATAGGTAAGAATTACTCAAATAACTGGGAATTAACTATTGAACAGATTAGAAACGCTTCACAAATATGGAACAAATGGGAAGCAGACATACAAAGTGTTAGAGAATACAATAGAACATTCTTTGAAGAGTTAAAAAGAGGAGGAATAGGTTCTGCTGAAATTGTAGGGAAAGCATTTCTTACAATGGGAGATGGTGCAGAAAAATACAAACAAAGACTTGCAGAAATTGCTGCACAAACAAAAGCTACATTTGAAACAATGCAAGTAGAACTTGCAAAAGCTAACGCAGCACAATACAAATATTGGCAACAAGTAAGAGGTTCTTCTAATGTAGAAGGTTGGGACGCTCAACCTTTACAAATCAAAGGATATAATGATTATTTAAAAGCCATTAATGAAATTAATGAAGCATTGACTAAATTTAAAGATGGAGTTCCAACAATCTATGAACAATCCATGAAAATGTCTGAAGGATTTACCAATGCTGCTAATGGCGTTAAATTACTATGGGAACAATTAAATCAATTCACTGCTCAACAGGAAAAAAGTTCTGCAACATATAGGCAGCTTACAAGCCAAATACAAAGATTACAAACTCAAGTTTCCGCATTCTCAAAAACAGGAATTGGTAAGAAAGCATTGGCTGAAGACGCAAGACAAATCCAAACTTTATCAAACAAACTTATCAATTTAAATACAGGATTCCGTCAGGGAAAAATCAATGCAGACCAATATGCCGCAGAATTATCTAAACTTAAAAAACAATTATCAACTGTTCATACAAGCATTCAAACTACTACAAGAGATCTACAGCAGAATAATCTTGCATTGGATAAGAACGGTCAAGTTATTAATAAAAATAGTGCTGAATGGAAAAAATTGCAATCTAATGCAAGGCAAGCAGGTAGAGGTTTAACTTCATTCAATAATGGCGTTGTCCAAACCGCTCATTCAGGTAGAATTTTATCCAATACGTTGTATCAAATTCGTGGTGCTTTACTCTCATTAAAAATGATTTTCACCGCAATGGGCGGAATGATGCTTTGGGGCTTTGCGATGGATTTAGCAGAGTCTGTTAAACAAACTACCACTGCTAAAAACGAGATGGAAGCCCAATTAAACCAAAACAGTAAAGTTGATGCAAGTGGTATTCAATACTTTAGAAAAGAGCTTGATAAACTAACAGAATCATATCAAAAAGTGAATAAATATGCTGTTGGTGAAACAGCAAGTTCAATAGGATTAGAATTTAATTTGAATGCCAAACAAATGGCAGATGCACTTCCGATAATTACAATGGTTCAATCTGAATACGTCAGAGCAGGACGTAAAGCAGAAGAAGCAGCATTAGCGGTTAAAGATATTCTGCAAGGTGAGTTCCAACGTTTATCCAGAGAAACAGGAGTGGGTAAAGAAGAATTACTCGAATACGGTTGGAGTGGAGACAAAACTGACATTGATAGTTTATTAAAAGCATTGAAGAAAGCTGCAACTGATAGGCATTGGGATTTATTCGCACAAAAAGCAACATCATTAAACGATGTTGTGGAAATTACAAAATCAAGATTCAGTGAGTTTGGAGCAGATGTTCTCGACTCAATCACCCCAGCAATTGTCGCTGGTTTCAACATGATTATTGATGCTATTGGCGGATTATCAAAAGCTTTCAATAGTATGGGTGCTTTCGGCAAAAACTTAACTTTCTTTGGAGGCGGTGCAGCAGGGTTAGCGGGAATATTAACCATATTGCCGATGATTACTAAAAACATGGGATTAGCTGAAATCGCCACCATGGGTTGGGGAAAATCAATATTAACAGCCGCATTAAATCTTAATAAATTTGAAGTCGCACAGTATGGATTTAGAAAAGCACTTGCAGCAGTAATTAGTGGAACTAAAGCAAGTCAAATAGCAAATGTTAGAAGCACAAAAGCCATAATGGGAAGGATTCTTGGATTAAAACAATCTACTCTTGCAGAACATGGATATTTAACTGCAATGGTTAGAAGTAAAGTTGAGTTAAAGAAAGGAGTTACAGTTATTAATGATGCTGCTCTTGCCACTATGAGTTTGCAACAAAAAATTATTTATTTGGCTAAAGGCGAATATGTTGCAGATAAAGCAAGTGCAACATGGGGAAAAACTATAAAA